ATGTGGGCGGGTGTGTTGGCTCCCACACTAATCTTGGACTTCTTGAGGGTCTCGCGCACCTTGGCGTCGCTCATGTCCCGAACAGAGTTCTTGATGGTCTTGCGACGCTGCTTCAGTCCTGTATCCGTCAAAATACGGAGGGTCCCCTTGCTTGATTTCTTGAGCGGGGGAGACTTTGCCGGATCCTTCACAGGAACAAAGCCCTTGGACAGAGGATCGGATCCACGCGACGATCGATGAGCACGAGATCCCTTCATGATCCCGCGCGGGAAGGTGCGCATGGTGTTCTTGCGCGTTGCTCCTACAGGCTTGGAGGGAGGGGGCATGGCAACCCCATCTCCGCCAACCTTTTGGATTTTGACACCAGACATTGCTCTTGTTCAAAACGGATAGATATATTTACAGATTGGAAGACCCCAAATAGATACCATGACGTCTTCAACGGAATGGGATGCCGTCAGCTCGTACTTCTCCAATGGCGTTCGCCGTATGGTCGACCATCAGGTCGATTCGTTTGAGGACTTCGTGCGGGCAAAGATCCCTCTGATCATTCAGTCTACACCTCCAATCACAGTGTGGCACGAGCAGGACGAGACCATCAAGAAGTACAAGTATGAGTTCAAGCTATCCTTTGAGAACGTCACGTACATCAAGCCTCGCATTCAAGAGGCGACGGGTCGTGTGAAGCCGATGTTGCCGATGGAGGCGCGTATTCGGAACTTCACCTACTCGGCTCAGATGTACGTCGACATCCGCTTCATCGCCCGGACCTACAAGGGTCCTCTACTCGATACCTACGATGAGGAGTCTCGTGTCTTTGAGGGCATCTCTCTCGGCAAGCTCCCGGTCATGCTGGGGTCCAGTCTCTGTCTGCTGAAGGACTATCCGATGAGCATGGAGGAGTATGGCGAGTGTGCTCACGATCCTCTCGGCTACTTCATCATTCACGGTTCTGAGCGTACGATCCTGTGCCAGGAGAAGGTCGCTGACAATCGCATCATGATCTTCATGAACAAGAAGACGGCATCCAAGCATCTGTACTCGGTCGAGATCAAGTCTCTTCATGAGTCCTTCACCATGCCTCCCAAGAAGCTGGAGATCCGCCTGAGCTCCAAGTTCAATGGCTACGGCAACCCGCTGATGGCCTGTGTTCCCCGTTTCCGCGAGGACATTCCTGTCGTGGTCTTCTATCGTGCTCTGGGTGTGGTCTCGGACAAGGCCATCACCCGTCTGATCTGGGGCTCAGAGACGGAGATCCATGCTGATCTTCTGGCTGCCTCGTTCCGCGATGCGGCAGAGATCAATGTGTTCACGCAGGAGGAGGCCATTCAGTACCTCACGAACCACCTGCAGTACGGAACGAACCAGGAGGATAAGTGTGCCTACGTCCGTCAGCTTCTCACGACGGAGCTTCTGCCTCACGTCAAGTTCGCGGGTGAGACTCCTGTTCTCTCGGTTCACAACGCCCGAAAGGTCGTGCTGATGTCGAGCATGATTCGTCGTCTTCTGCTGACATACTGCAAGCAGATCCCTCTCGATGATCGTGATGCCTATCCCAACAAGCGGGTGGTGACCACAGGTGCCCTGCTGACCCATCTGTTCCGTCAGCTCTTCCAGAAGGTCTGTAACGATACTCGCAATGAGTTTGTTCAGGAGGTCAACAACGACGGTTGGAAGAAGGCTCTGAACTCGGACGGTGTGGTGGCTCCTCGTCCGATGGAGATTCTGAACATCAACAATCTCTACAAGATCCTCAAGCTCTCGGCGATTGAGGGCAAGCTCAAGCAGGCTCTTGCTACGGGTAACTTCACGGTTCAGGGTCTCGGAAGCTCGTCGTCAGCCTCCATGTCCAACGCGACCAAGGTCGGTGTCTCGCAGGTCTTGGCTCGGATGTCCTATGCCTCGACGCTCAGCCATCTCCGTCGTATTCAGACTCCGGTGGAGAAGTCGGGTAAGCTCCTGGCTCCTCGTAAGCTCCACGGTACGTCCTGGGGCTTCGTGTGTCCCGTCGAGACTCCAGAGGGACACTCGGTCGGTATTGTGAAGAACATGAGCCTGCTGACCTCGGTGACCCAGCACATCCCGTCGAACACGGTCCTTCACTTCCTGCATGAGAACTCCAAGCTCGAGTGGATTGCGACACCCAAGGTCTACACGGGAACCTCGATCACGGTCAACGGCGTCATCGTCGGGTACACGCACGATCCTAACACAGTGGTCACCCAACTCCGCAAGGCTAAGCAGACTCACCGTCTTCATCCTCATATCTCGGTAGCTTGGTACACGCTGATGGACACGATCACCATCGAGACGGACGGTGGACGGTTCGTGCGTCCTGTCTTCCGCGTCGGGTCGGAGGAGCCGAAGGGAGAGGCTCGTAAGGATTGGAACAACTGGGTCAAGTCCTGTGTCGATTACGTCGATGCCTCCGAGACCGAGACTCTGCGTATTGCGATTCGGAAGGAGGATGCGATTCCCAGGTGCCACACGCACTTCGAGATTCATCCCTCTCTGATTGTCGGGCATATGGCGTCCACGATTCCACTCTCGGATCACAATCAGTCCCCTCGTAATACCTACCAGTCAGCCATGGGTAAGCAGGCCATGTGTGTCTACGCCGGAAACTTCGCCAAGCGTCTCGACAAGAACGCCTACGTCCTGTGCTCTCTGACCCGTCCCATCGTGGAGACGCGGGCTATGAAGATCCTCAAGATGCACGAGATGCCCTTCGGTATCAACGCCGTGGTCGCCATCGCCTGCTACGGTGGGTACAATCAGGAGGACTCGATCATCATGAACAAGTCCGCTGTGAATCGTGGTCTGTTCCGTGGTCTGTACTACGGGATGTACAAGGACGAGGAGCACCGCAATGTGACCTCGGGTCGGGAGGAGAAGTTCATGCGTCCTCAGAAGCACAACACCCGCAAGTTCAAGAACACGAGCTATGCAGCGATCTCTGAGAACGGTATGCCGATCCTTCACTCGACCATCAACGAGAATGATGTTGTGATCGGCAAGGTCGTCAATCTCCGCAACGATACGGCCGGGTACACCTACCGCGATGCCTCGACGACACACAAGAACTCGGAGACCTGCCGTATCGACGGGGTCTGGCAGGACAAGAACTCGGATGGCTACCCCTTCATCAAGGTCCGCACGGTGTCTGAACGTATTCCCCAGATTGGTGACAAGTTCAGTTCTCGTCACGGTCAGAAGGGTACGGTGGGCATGCTCCTGAATGAGGAAGACATGCCCTTCACGGCTGCGGGTCTGCGTCCTGATCTGATCATGAACCCCCACGCTGTGCCGTCTCGCATGACCATCGCACAGCTGATGGAGAACATCTTCGGCAAGATTGGTGTGCGTAAGGGAACCCTGGGTGATGGCACGCCCTACACGCATATGAAGGTCGAGGATCTCAAGAAGCATATGATCGATATGGGCATGCATCCGTACGGCAACGAGATTCTGTACAACGGCCAGACAGGCGAGATGATGCAGGCGGAGATCTTCATGGGACCGACCTTCTATCAGCGTCTCAAGCACATGGTGATCGACAAGAAGCATTCTCGGGCTCGTGGTCCGATTGTCTCACTCACTCGTCAGCCTTGCGAGGGACGGTCTCGGGATGGTGGTCTCCGCGTGGGAGAGATGGAGAGGGATTGTATGATCTCACACGGCATCTCGGTGTTTACCAAGGAGCGTCTGATGGATGTATCCGACCCGTTCCAGACGGGTATTTGCAAGACCTGTGGCACGCTGGCCGTGGTCAATCCGGTTGAGGGTATCTACTCGTGCGGGTCATGTGGCAACAAGACCGACTTTGTAGTGAAGACTCTGCCATATGCGATGAAGCTGTGGATGCAGGAGCTTGAGGCAATGCACATTACGCCTAAGATGATCCTGGAGTGAGCGCCTTCCAGCTCACCGGAAACCTCACCTGAATTAGCTGGCTAACCTTTCCAGCAACCTCACGAATCTCTCGCTGGGCATCGGGGCCCAGACGCAGATGACACAGGCGCGCGTAGGCCGCTAACGAACCCGTCTCAATAAACTCCGTCATCATATTCTGCGGAAGCACCATCCGAGCCTGCTCGGGTGGAACCTCATTTTTTAACATCAGATTGTAGGCGTGAACGGCATCCTGGCACTTGAGCTTCATGAACTCAATCATAGCCACCGTGTCTGGGTGGACATCGTCGTTGCTCCCCTGCTTCTTGCCAGGAGCCCGCGTACGAAACGAGGGAATGTGAAAGGTCGGAGGATCATCGACATACCGACGGCTCACCTCATTGCGAGAGAACCCAATCGTGTGCCGAAACCACTCCCGAGCCATCCAGATCGGCATCTTCAGACGGAATCGAAGCTGAGGATGAAAAAATGGAGAGGTGTGCTCGTGATCAGCGAGATACTTGATGAGCTTGGCATCCTTGTCCGAGAACTCATCAACGTGCTTACCTAGAGACACACGGGCCGCATTCACGACCGTCAGATCATTGCCGAAGACCTCCAGAAGCTCAACCTGGCAATCCTCGAACATATGTATTTATCATGGCTAATCTTAAGACCGATTTAAGAGCGTGCTAGCAAATGCTCGATTGCGTGGGCTCGATTCGGCACATGCGCATGCTCGCAGGCATACATGAGCGGTGTGATCCCGCCATCTGGCTCAAAGATGCGACGGGTCATGATGTTCACGTTGATGTCGGGGTGAGCAAGCAGCAACTCCAGGATTTGCTTGCCCTTACCGCCGTAGATCATCACCGCCCGATGTAGCGCAGAATCCCAGGCAAGGTCAATCTGGTTCACGTCGATCCTGGGGTGAGCGAGTAGCATCTCGACAATGTCGATCTTGACATTCTCAACCGCCTCGCGCAGTGCCCACTGCCCGCCAGGCAGTCGCACATTCACATCAAAGTCCGGGTCCGCAATCATGCTGCGGACGACATCCGCCTTGCCCATACGGCACGCCGAGAGAAACTTGCGAATCGTGGTCTCGTTCATTTTATCAGGGGGCTTCATGATGAACCTGGCGAACCCAAATCCATTTTCTAGAACGAGACGGGGTCGTCATGGGGATCATGCAGGACGATCCTGGGTTCATTGTTGTCTACCTCCGAGACCAGTTCGGCACCCGAGGGAGACTTTGCAAGCTTATGCGGACGAGAGCGAAGACGATAGCACCCTGCAGCAAAGCAGGTCCCGAAGACAACAAAGCCAATAATACAGCCAATCGCCAGGGGGTCCATTTCTAGTTTCCCGCGCCTCTCGTGAAACTTTCTTGCGTTAAAACAAAATGCACATGACTCCTGCCACTGCTGGTCGTCGTCGTACTCGTCGCGCGGGCCCCTCGGCGAAGGCGCTCAAGCGTGTGCTCAAGGCCCACGGTCTGAAGGCGTCGGGGCGTAAGGCGACGCTCCGTGCCCGCGCGAAGAAGGCGCACATCCTCTCCAAGGCGTAAGTGCGCTAAAAATCTTGACTCTACACAAGAATGACCTATAACGAATATCACTCCGTTACACCGCCGGCGAGGACTGGCCCTAACTATCAGGGCGGTCGTCGTCGTAGTATGCGTGGAGGCAACGCGAGCTCCACAGGGAATATGATTAAGGTCTGGAGTGGTGACTACGTTCCCGTGAACAATGGGGAACTCTTTGGCCCGATTCAGGGTGGACGTCGTCGCCGTCGTAGCCGTCGCATTCGCGGTGGTGATGAGAACCTGGTCCCTGAGCTGGTCAAGGCCAAGGATACGCTCCGGCCGGTTGCCAAGCCTCCTCCGCGTGATGCGTTTGGTCGTAAGGTGCTGAACACAGCGGGTCGGCGTACGCGTCGTCGGCGTCGCTTTCATACACGTCGCCACTAAATACTAATGCCGGTCCACGTAATTCTTGGACCGATGTTTTCAGGTAAATCACAGCGTCTTCAGGATATTGCCCAGCGTTATTCGAGTATTGGTCGTCGTATTATGTTGATCACACACCCGTACGCACGCTCGGAGTATCCCAACACAACTCCCGTCACCCATGTCTATGCCGCATGGTTGACCGAGGTTGAGATGGAAACGATTGATAATTACGATATTATCATGATCGATGAGGCCCAGTTCTATGAGGGTCTGATCGAGTTTGTTACCTGGGTTGCCGAGACGAAGGATAAGATTGTCTACATCTCGGGGCTCGACGGCGATTACCGTCGCAAGAGGTTTGGAGATATTCTGAACTGTATTCCTCTGTGTGACACGGTGGAGCGACTGACGGCCTTCTGTACCACTTGCAAGAACGGGACCCCAGGGCTCTTTACCTGTCGCAAGGATACGACCATCACTGCTAAGATTATGCCGGGTGGAGAGGATGCCTACACGACTCTGTGCCGTAGATGTTACTTGTCTCACTTAGAGACACAGGGTTCGAAGTAAGAAATGAAAATTATTGCTGGATTTCAGTTTTATAATGAACTCGAGATGCTTGAGTGTCGTCTGGACACGATGAACGATACCGTTGACCACTTCATTCTGGTTGAGGCAACGCATACCTTTACAGGTAAGGAGAAGCCGTTATACTATGAACTGAACAAGGAACGGTACGCGAAGTGGGCACACAAGATCACGCATGTGATTGTTCGTGATATGCCCTGCATCTTCCCCAATATCAACTATGAGAAGGAGGAACAGTGGAAGAACGAACATCATCAGCGGAACTGTATTGAACGAGGTCTTGAGGGGCTAGATGTTCGACCCGAGGATATCTTGCTGATATCGGACCTGGACGAGATCTTCAGTCCGGTCTTTCTCAACAAGGTTCGTTCTGGAGAGGTCTCTGTTTACTACACGGGCGTGACGATGGATTTCTACTATTACAATCTGCATTGTTACATGGGTCGCGAGCTATGGACAGCAGCGCGTTTGGTCACCTTCAAGGCCTTAAAGGAGCTGGGACGGACCCTCACCGAACTGCGCTTAAATGATTCGAAAGATGCGAATATCATCCGTGACCACGGTGGTTGGCATTTCTCGTATTTTGGAGATACGGCCTTCATAAAGAACAAGATTACCAACTTTGCGCATTATGAGTACAACAATCCCTTCTTTACGAACGAGGAGAGGATTGAGACCCGTGTACGTGAACGTAAGTCGCTGTTTGGAGATGGAGGTTACCATACTCCTATTGTGTACGTTCCTGTTCCGAGTCATCTGCCCTTACCCCAAAACTATGAGATCTACCTTCGTAAGTTCTATGAATGACTTAAAAGCACAGAGGTCCAAATAGAAATATGAAGATTATTGACGGATTCACTTTTTACAATGAACTTGATATGCTTGAATATCGCCTTGCAGCCTTGGACGAGGTTGTTGATTACTTTGTTCTAGTGGAGGCAACACACACCTTCAGCGGTAAGGAAAAACCTCTGTACTACGATCAGAATAAGGAGCGTTACGCAAGGTGGGCAAACAAGATCATCCATGTGGTCGTTCGCGATATGCCCTGCATCTTTCCCAACATCAACTATGAAAATAACGACCAGTGGAAGAATGAGTTTCACCAACGGGACTGCATCTTGCGTGGATATATGTTCCTAGAGTTGAGCGACGAAGACGTGTTCACAATTGCAGATGTAGATGAGATTATTAGCCCTGATCTTCTTCGCCGTGTCCGTTCGGGAGAACTACCGATTTACTATCATGGTATTCCGATGGACATTTATGCGTACAATCTCCATACTCACCTTTACGAGGGTGAATGCATCGCTACCCGACTTGTTTCTGGAAAGGCAATGCGTGAATTAGGACGTTCTCATCACTTTTTGCGTAAAAACTACCATCGAGACATGCATGTTATTCCTGAGATCGGAGGCTGGCATCTTACCTTTTTTGGGGACCCAGCCTTTATTCAGAACAAGCTCATTAACTTCGCACATCAGGAGTACAACAAACCCGAGTACACGGACGAGGCTATCATTTTCCGAAAGATGCAACTGGGTATCTTCCCCTGTGATCCGAATAGCCCTGCACGATACGTCTCCGTTCCTGGTGATCGCCCTATGCCTCCCTTGTACGACACCTACCTCCGCAAATTCTATGCGTCGCCGTGAGGCCAGAATAATTTTTCTTGGTTAGTATCATACACACGATATGGGTGGCGGTCTTCTTCAGCTTGTCAGCTACGGTGCGCAGGACATCTACATCTCCGGCAACCCCCAGATCACGTTCTGGAAGGTGCTCTACAAGCGCCATACGAACTTCGCCATGGAGTCGATTGAGGTGACGTTCAACGGCCAGGCGGACTTCAACAAGCGCGTGACGGCCATCATCAACCGTAACGCGGACCTGATGTACCGCACGTACGTCCAGGTTGTGCTCCCCGCGGTCGACCTGATCGCGGTCGCGACCCAGCTGAACCGCTTCCGCTGGCTCAACTACATCGGCCACCGCCTCATCAAGACGGTCGAGCTCGAGATCGGCGGCCAGCGCATTGACCGCCAGTACGGCGACTGGATGCAGATCTGGACGCAGCTCACGCAGGACCCGGGCACGATCCAGGCGCTTGACGACATGATCGGCAACACGCACGACCTCGTGCTGATGAAGGACCGCAAGGGCTACCAGCTCGATGCGTCGTGCGCGGGCTCCGAGCTGACGAACTCGTGCGCCCCCCGCGCGGGCACGCCGGCGAAGACGCTGTACATCCCGCTCCAGTTCTGGTTCTGCCGCAACCCCGGCCTGGCGATCCCGCTCATCGCGCTCCAGTACCACGAGGTGCGCATCAACATCGAGTTCGAGCAGTGGATCAACTGCACATACTACGAGCTGGTTGGCTCGTCTGCGGCGCCGACGTCCATCCAGTCCCTCACGGCCGCGTCGCTGTGGATTGACTACGTGTACCTCGACACGGAGGAGCGTCGCCGGTTCGCCCAGCAGACGCACGAGTACCTGATTGAGCAGCTCCAGTTCACGGGCGCGGAGTCGATCACGTCCTCGTCGAACAAGATCCAGCTGAACTTCAACCACCCCGTCAAGGAGCTCATGTGGGTTGTCCAGCGTGACTCGTACGTGGATTGCACGCCCTTCCAGCCGTTCATCGCGGAGGTCAACGGCATGCAGCCCTTCAACTACACGGATGACTTCTCCACGGAGGGCGTGGTGATGGACGTCCTGGCGCGCGGTGGTCTGGGCACTGGCCAGTCTGGTGGCTCGACGGCCCAGCTCGGCACGGTCCCGACGACGACGGGTGACGGCCCCTCGGGCCCCTACCTGCCCGGTATCGGCATTGCGACGGGCCCCTCGCTGGGCGGTGCCTCGTGGCTCGACACGTCCAACTCGACGCTGGCCCAGGCGGCGCTTACGGCGGAGGCGGTGTTCGAGGACACGACGAACTACCTGCTCGCGAAGGTGGTGCTCTCGTCTGGCGTGAAGTGCGAGGGCAAGAACCCCACGGAGGTGGCGAAGCTCCAGCTCAACGGCCAGGACCGCTTCACGGAGCGCGAGGGACGCTACTTCAACCGCGTCCAGCCCTACCAGCACCACACGCGCACGCCCGCGGTCGGCATCTGCGTGTACTCCTTTGCGCTGAAGCCTGAGGAGCACCAGCCGTCCGGCACGTGCAACTTCTCGCGTATCGACAAGGCGACGCTCCAGCTGACGGTGTCCGTCAACACGGTGCGCGGTGGTCGTACGGCCCAGGTGCGCGTGTACGCCGTGAACTACAACGTGCTCCGCGTGATGTCCGGCATGGGTGGCCTCGCGTACTCCAACTAAACGTAGACGTAATCATAACAACAATAACAAACACAACACAACAACAAAACCACAAATGTGGGTGGAAAACCACCCGGCTTTGTAGGTTTAGATCAAATTCACATACTGAGATTCGTACTTGAGATAGTTTTTAATACAATTGTACATGAAATGAATTGCTGTTCCGCGGCGGATGACAACAATGGACTGTTTGTTGAGAGTTCTCCACCGATTTAACGGAACTTCATCAAAGGCGTCAACGAACAGCTCTTTCGCATTCACGATGTTCTTGTAGACATCTGTCCGTATGCAGAATATGCTATTGCAAAAATATGGCGAGCGCGTGTCATCGTACAAGGTATAGGAGTCGGGTTCTAAGATCGTGGACTTGTATTTGATGACAAGATTGTTCAGTTCAACTAAAGCGGCCTCATTTACCCTAACGGGGTGGATTCCCTTATAAGGATGCTTTATTGCGTGTACACCCTCGTAGAAGGCCGCCGAACTCCATTCAGATGCTCCTGTTGTGTGTGTATTTAGACTTGTGTAGTCTACCCCCCACATAGACCCAAACGAGTGTTGTTTGAAAAGGCCGTGGATATGTTTCCGTTCGTCCTCTGTGAGGTAGTCGTCGATAAACAGATCACACGTAGGTATTCCTGATGTAAGAGTTGGGGTGAGGACGAGACGTGAATTGTCCTGGAGAATCGACTTTTGCTCGAAGATGTGGTCATACACAGACGGGCCCATTAGAATGTCGTTGTCGTGCTTGAGAATGTAGGGAATACCGCCCTTCTCAGCGAAGTTGAGGGTATAGTATATCTTGTTCATATAGTTGTTATCGCTGTCAAAGGTGTTGATAGTGTATGAAACACGACAATCGGCCAGGCAGTCAGCGTAAAACGCCGCATCACCATCGTGTGTCAATACGAGCAAATGAATCTTGTCTACATGGGCCGACTCATTGAGTGCCTTAACTGTGTGTCTGAACGTCTGGTGACGGTTATTGGCAGTTAGGTACATGATACACAGCTCAAACGTTGACTGGTATAACTTCCGAACAAAGTCCTCCTCGAATGCCACGATCGGTTCTGTGGGTTTCTCGATGTTACTACCGCCATCGACGTTATTCAGAAACCACCTCCAATTGTACGTTATATGAATCGCATATCCGTTCCGTATAATCTGATGCCTCAGGCCCGTGTTCCACGCATAACGATTCAGCGGGACTTCATCACATCCATCAATGGTAAGGTTCTCGACATTCATTAGTCTATCGTAGTTGGCTGTAGAAATCATAAAGCACATGTTACACAGGTACGTGTTTTCCTCGGCGACGACATAGCATTCCTTGTCGCGGAACAGGGCGTCTCGGTTTTTGATGATGAGGTCATTTATCCGTTGATTCCCGAATCCATGACGAACAGGGTGCATTCCCCGGTAGAACTTTGAGTGGCCATACCGATCTCTTCCGCGACTATCGACCTGCATTGACTCGCTCAACTCTCGGAGTGTCTTGAAGTATGTTGTAGGATTCCATGTTTCAGCGCCAATCGTACACGCATTCAGCGGCCGATAATCAAAAATTCCTTCCTGGTCATGAAACTCACACTGCTTAAAGTCCTCCCGAACAGACGCGGCGTCTTCCGGAGTAAAAAGCGAATCGATAAAGTACTCAACAGACGGTATCCCTGTCGACAACGACGGAGACAGAGTGAGTTCTTTGTTCAGTGTGGCACGATTGGCATACATGAACTCCAGGGTATAGGCCGGAATGATAACGTCATTGTCGCACTTCATCATGTACGAGAATCCATGCTGTTTGGCAAACTGTATTCCGTAACGTATTTTGGGGAGGTAGTCGCTGCGCGGGCATGGAACACAGGCCACCGTAAATGGAATTCCCAGGCCGATCATACGAGACGAATAGCTGTCGTCTTGGGTTGTATTTACAATCAGAAGGTGTACCCCCGCCTTACACGCCGTCTTACTGAGTTCGTCCACGAACCTGTCGAATACAAAGAGGCGATCGTTATTTGTCATGTAGAGTATCATCAGCTTATCAGAAGAGGGCCGCGCCTCTTTCTCCACTCGCGTAAACCTTCCCTTTTCACGGTTGAATTGCATGACACGATTGTTGTGATAGGATATGGAGTTTACTTTTGGGATTATTACGAACGGTAAGTCCGATCTGAATCTTATAAGGGTCGTGGACTCGATTCGAACACTATGTATTCCGGTGTATGAGATCATAATCGTGGGAAACACCTCGCTTCGGCCCGTGGGAGATTCGGCCCATATTCAGCTGATTCCGTTCGACGAATCAAAGCCTAACTGGATTACCCGTAAAAAGAACCTTATCTGCCAACGTGCAAGATACGAGAACATCGTCTTACTTCACGACTATGTGATTCTACACGCCGATTGGTACACTGGCTTCTTGCGGTTTGGGAACTCGTTCGAGGTGTGTGTGAATCGGATCCTCAATGCAGACGGAACTCGCTACAGAGACTTTCTTCTCTTTATGCGTTACATGTACGCAATCGACAAGCGATTCGAGGGCCAATGTCTACTCCCCTACGACTTTACGCTAAACCCGATAACAGCAAGACTTGCATATGTATCGGGTGCATATTACGTTGTCAAGAAGCACATCGCTCTTCGTTATCCACTTGACGAGACGAAGCACTGGGGAGAAGGAGAAGACGTTGAATTTTCATACCGCACTGCTCGGGCCGGTATCTGTATTCAAATGAACACTCACAGTACGGTATCTATCCTGAAACAGAAGGATGTCTTGCAATTTATGCACGAAATCACCGACCCCGACCTGCTGAAGATACTCAACTCTCTTACCTTGGAAGATAGCGAACGTTGGAAAACGGATCCACTCTCGGAACACCTGTTTCCGATCTTACATATTCAAAAGTAGACATGGCAGTTTGGATTTGCACTATCCACAGGGCACGTCAGAGGAGATTCCGGCTCGACGGTGACCTGCTTTCCAACGTCGTACAGTGGAATCATATTCCACAGAATGAACCCATGAGAGCACTTCGGGAACAGGGTCTTCACATAGTTTTGCCGATCAACTGCACTAATCTCGCTAAAACAGTAGCAGCTGATTAGAAAATTATCGCTTCCCTCGACGTCGCTGCCAAAGGCGTCTGCCCGTCTAAACGTGATCGGGAACGAGCTCGTATGCTTCGACAGGTACAGCTGTTGTAGGCCCGACGGGTGTTCGAGGTCGATCATTGTGTAGGACTTCACATTGATGCCCACGAGAGAACTGAAATGGTCAATTGCCAGTGCCAGTCCTCCGTATCCGCACCCAACTTCCACAAACGACGGATTCATTACACCGGCCTTCTTGCAGTGGTCCAGAATGAGGAGAGCATGCCGGACATAGCGAAGCGAGGTTGGCGACGCGGCGAAGGTATCGTACTGCGTCAAGATAGGAGAGCCGATGCGGTCGTTCTTCGAACAGTACTTTACAATCTCGTTATTGGGGACACCCGACCTCCGGATGATATCAAGATACTGCCGTCCAAGGAGGGGCGACACGTGTTCGAGCATGTACGTGTAGGCCGGCTGCCTCTTGAAGTCGGAAATGTTGCCGGTTTGGAGAATAGACCGGACATATTGGGTATATCTCGTATAGACCTTGTCATTCTCGCCCGACATTGTTTTCTCCTTCTTGATACTTCTGTCTAAGTCGTTTTGGGAAATCAGTACACACCCCAAAGGCCTCACCGACCTCTCCCGGTGGCATCACGCAGATAACCTTATCCGTCGTCGGGCTGCCAATGTTACCCCAGATGAATCCCTGGCTCGTCAAGGTGTACGTATCCTTGTCGTGGAAAAAACAATTGAAGCGCTCCTTCAGCTCGATGAGTGCATCCAGATTCTTGCAGTGAACCCATAAACTCAAGTCGTGTTGCGACAGAAATTCAAGCGAGGTCTCGTGCTCCGGCTTATCGTGTCCTAGCCAGAGCCGGCCGTCGATGCGCCACACATCAATCTCGCAATCAAACCCCGCATCCAAGGCCGCTGTAATGGTGCTCTCGCGGTTTTCGGTTTCAGGGTTCGGCCCGTCCAGGTTTCCGCGGTGCGCAATAAGGAGCATAATTTACATATTATGTGATATGAAAACCAATGAAACTTATCGTCTTTGACCTGGACGGGGTTTTGCTTGACTTTTGTGAGGTTCACTACGAGGCCTTGAATGAGGCTATCGCCGAAGTGGCCAATCCGGCGTTTTGTATCTCACGCTCGGAACACGAGTCCACGTACAATGGCCGCAGCACCTGGTCAAAGCTAATGATGCTCGCTGATGCAAAGGGCCTGCCGCTAACGCTGACAGAGTCGATTTTCGTTCGTAAGCAGCAGCTGACGGCCGAGGCCGTATCCAAGGTATCTGCGTCACCCGTCTTGCAGTCTGTCTTGTCTCGCCTTCGAGATAACGGATATCAGACGGCGTGTGCAACGAACTGTATCCGTGCAACCCTTGATGCAGCACTGGACGCGCTAGGAATCCGCCATCTGTTTACGTTCACGGTTTCTAACGAGGATGTGCATTTTCCTAAACCGAGCCCGGATATCTATCGTCTGTGCCAACAGCGGGCCGGTGTGACTCCGCTGGAAACACTGATCTTTGAGGATTCGCCGATTGGCTTGGCGGCGGCGCGGGCGAGTGGGTCTGCCGTTGTGCGCGTTCCCACACCGGCATCTTTAACAGAGGAGTTTGTAATGGCTGCCTTGACGCCCCTGACGATTGTGATCCCGATGGCCGGTAACGGAAGCCGGTTTACCAAGGCTGGCTATGTGGACCCTAAGCCGCTGATTCCCGTTCGGGGAAAGCCTATGATCTCGTGGGTCGTTGATAACCTCGCTGTCCCGAATGCAAGGTTCGTGTTTATCATCCGGTCCGACTACCCGGAGTCGTGCAAGGAACATCTCCGTTCGATTGCGCCTGGATGCTCTATTATCGTGGTTGACAAGGTCACGGAAGGCGCGGCCTGCACAGTCCTCTTGGCCAAGGATCTCATTAACAACGGCACACCTCTGCTCATTGCCAACAGCGATCAGTACATCGAGTTTGATGCACAGGAGTTTGTCCACACGTTCTTGGCGTCGGGGGCCGATGGCAAGATCTCTACGTTCGACGGAGACGGGAATCCCAAGTGGTCCTATGCGGCTGTGGCGGACGGATTTGTCACGGAGGTTCGCGAAAAAGACCCGTTCTCGAAGCATGCAACCACAGGTGTCTACATGTGGAAGCACGGGTCGGACTTTGTTCGGTTTGCAGAGCAGATGATCTCGAAGAACATCCGTGTCAACAACGAGTTCTACACTGTTCCTGTTTATAACGAAGCGGTCGCATCGGGATTGAAAGTTACGATATCGGAATGCTCTCGGATGTGGGGTCTTGGTGTTCCCGAGGATCTCGACTTCTTCCTTGCACATTTCCACGGCGACGTATCAGGTCGGAAGTGAGGACAATGCCTGAAGGGCTCGATATTGGTCTTCCAGAGGCATGTGGCGGATCTCAAATGAAGGGAGAGCCCCGTATTTGTATGGGGGCCTCTGCTTCGTTCGCGAATCAAGATAGGCCTGGACCTTTGCGGGGCGGGCCTTGCGCGTCGACCCCCACGAGAGAGGCGAATACACTTCTACGGGACAAAACGCCGTGCGCCACTTCTTCTCTTCCCAGGCCCGAAGAAACAGGTCGTGCTCATCGTCTCCCAACACAAAGGTCTGTTCGTCGAGGTAGTTGAGCTCTTCCAGCATCGAGCGTCGCAGGGCTAACGGTCCACGATTTACTGTATGCAGCATATAGATACGATTCGTGTCCGAGAACGGAATGATGTGAGGTTGCTCAACTCGTGCTCCGGTTTTTCCTACACCGATGAACGGGCCGGCCAGTGTGTGGCAACACCGCCCCGAGACACCAATCAGGTCGGGATAGACTTCTAAGGGAGTACACAAGACCCGATTATAGGCTGGGGTTAAGATTTGCATATCAGCCTGGATTTCCACGATGTACCGGCCCGTCGTATTTACAAAGCCCAGATTGTCACAGGACGTCTCAAAGATACCTTCTGCTAGCGAGACAACCGTCAGCTTGCACAGGTTGTTTGGACTCCGAGAGAGCATACCTAACACGGCCTCTCGAGTTCCATCCGTACACCCGTCCAAGATCAGAAACATCTCATACAGGCCTTCCGTGTTGATAAAGAGACGTAAGAGCACATCGCCGATGATGGGCTCCTGGTTGTGAATTGGCATCACTAGACTGTACGTCGGTTCATCAGGTCGATACGTCTTTGTAAAGACGATCTCTGGTTCTTGCGACCAGTTGCGGTTCAGAGTGTAATTTAGCATTGGGTTCTCTGTATTAGAGACAATACCGATTATCCTTGTAAATGTTTGAGTCTGAATCCACGATGACAGTGAAGTTGATGGGCGGCTTGGGGAATCAGTTGTTTCAGCTGGCGGCCCTCTACACTCTTTCTAAGCGCCATAGACGAAGTCCAGTCATTGATCTCAATATACTAACACCCTCCCCACACTCGTCACTCTCGTACATGGATACTGTCTTTTCTCGATGGAGGCCCCTTCTGGCTCGCGCAACCGACTACCACGTCGTCGAGGAGACATCCAGGAGGTCAGTAGACAACAAGCTTTCTGCACGCTTGCCGAAAGGCCGGCCCGTTGCGCTGATTGGATATTTCCAGGATATACACTACGTTGACCCGGAGTTTGTACACACTCTCGCCTTTTCCGATGAGTCTCTCGCACGACACCCCGATATCGGAGACAGGGTATTCTTGCATGTTCGCGGGGGGGACTATGTGGGTCATCCGATTCATCACGTAGCACTAGATTCGTATTACGAGCGTGCGATTGCCTTGTTTCCGGGACGGCGTTTTGCACTATTTACGAACGATTTGCCATATGCACTCCAGAGGCCTTGGCTGGACGGAATCTCGTATGAGGTCATTCAAGAGAATGAGGTTGATGAGCTGTTCCTGATGAGCAAGTGTGCAGCAGGTATATGTGCAAACTCGACGTTCTCGTGGTGGGGTGGGTATCTTGCTCCCAACCGAAACATTGTTCTACCTGATCGATGGGCCAATACAAACAACGAGTACTTCGAAGGCTTGTATTTTCCTGGTTCGGTTCGGGTAGGCGTTTAAATATGCAAGAGTTGGTTAAGGAAATATGGACGTCTACTGTATCAATCTTCCGCACCGAAAGGATAGGTGGTATCATGTCGTTAAAATGTGTGAACGATATCCCTTTCTCAGACTTCACTTCGTCGAGGCCGTACAACACGAGAAGGGTCTGACTGGGTGTCTTCGCTCTCACAAAAAGATCGTTCAGTCGGCCAAGGACGCGGGAAACCCGTATATTATCGTCATCGAGGATGACTGTGATTTCATTGTAAACTCAGAGGTCTTGAAAACGCAGTTTGAAACGATTGTTGCATACATGGCCGAACACCCCGCGGTTCAGCTTATTAGTGGCTGTGGTAACCTTATCGACTTCTCAATAACCGAATACGAAACATTTCGGTCAACAACGTTTCTTCGGTCTCCTGACATTCGTACCACGCATATCATGTTCTACAATGCGTCATCGTATGACGCCTTTTTAAACTTCGACGAGATTCGTCCTATCGACGAGCAAATTAACGACCACGCGATAGTGTACACATACCCGTATCTCGCCCGGCAATTACCGTCTTACTCGGATATCAGCAAACACGTTGTGAACTACACAAATATTGATCGGTCGATGGAGTTTGTTAAGCGTAGCGTTGAATCTCGCTGACCAGCTTCTCAACCAAAAACCGATTCTTCGGAACACTGAGGGGACGAATGCAGTGGGCGTCCGCATACTGGTCGCGTGCGATTCCGAGGGGGTCGTAACGCCAGTCAATCCGATCGATGCGGCCGTGCGTGCGAGGAAGATTCACAAACAACGACTGGTCGGGGTAGTTGCGGATCAGGATCGAGCTGAACTCCT